CTTCCGATCTGGGATAATCTGTACGTACCACGCGGACATTTGTTTTTCCCACACGGACACAGGCAGAAAAAGATGTCCGCATCCAGCGAACACGAAAGATCCTTTTTGTGCACTGGACACGGACAAGAATTGTCTGATAATATCGTAAATGTTCTTAATAGAAGAACTTTTGTGAATATAAAAAAAACCTCTTGAAAAAAAATGTAGAAGTGTTATGATATAAACGTAGAAAGCAAACGGTTATTATAATATAAAGGGGACTGAATCATGACGTTACATGAAATGAGACATAAGCTGGGTAAGCATAATGTTATTATGGTGCCCACCGACACAAAATTTCAAAGGGGCTATAAAGTGCGGCGCAACTACTTGCAGGAAATGGAGGAGGTGTTATTTGTACCGCCAACATCAAAACGGCGTAGAGGGCAAGCGTATATATTGGCACCTTGCTATGATACTACACGTTACTGTAAACGTATATATTTCAATGTGTATTATGATACGATCAAAGAGTTGGGAATTTTATAATAGGTTTCACGTGAAACATTAAGGGGGTTAATATGAAACCAAGTGAATTTGTTAGGGCAGCTATGGCGGCGGTTAATGTAACATTTTACGATACACACGGTGAACGTGTGGCGAAATCGAATTTGGTGGGATTGCGGATTGCCAAAATAATTCCCCTGAAAAATGGCGATTTTAAGGTGATACTAGAAAGCAGGTGTACAGAATGGCACTAATAAAACCGTGGGTTCAATTTAAATTTGGCGGGGGAGAAAGTTATACCCCCGCCGCCCTGTCAAGATTCAGTGAGGCAGATATTGAAAAAGAATATACTAGATTGAGGAGAGTTGCTTTAGGGAGGCTAAAAACAATTGGAAAATCGGAGTTCCGTAAAGGGAATATATACAAGGAATATAAAAATCGTTTTGATATGACAGCAAAGCAGATAGTGAGGGAAAGCGGTACTTCATTATTGAAATATCGCTTAAGTGCCGTTCAGCGTTTTTTATCGAAAAAAGAGGCATCCGTTACAGGATTGCGTGAGATAAGAGATAAAACGCTGGTGACACTCCATGAACATAATTATGATTTTATAACTGCGAATAATATCGAAGATTTTGGCTACTTTATGGACGCTGTCCGAGCGACAGCTGAAACATTGCGATACGACTCAGAGCGCGTCGCAGAGCTGTATGAGTGGGGGGAGAAAACCGCTGTGTCTGTAAGTGATTTGATAACGCATTTTGAGGATTTTATGGAGATGACATGATTTATCAAGTAGAAAATTTCCCTGTTAGTATCATAGGAGAATCTGAATGTCAACCGCGACAGCGACGAAACGCGGGTGGAAGGCAGAAGTTGAAATACAAGAATCTGGTTTGCGCGTTTGATATCGAGACAACATATATTGAGGAGATCAATCAATCGGTAATGTATATATGGCAATTTCAGATCGAAGATTATACAATTATCGGCCGAACATGGAACGATTTTAAATTTTTCATTCAAAAATTGTCATTTCAGTTAAATGAGGATGAACGTCTGGTTACTTACGTGCACAATCTGTCTTATGAGTTCCAATTTTTGGCGGGTGTATTTCATTTCGATCCGAATCAGGTGTTTGCAATTGATTCCCGTCGCGTCTGTAAAGCGGAACTGGAAAATGTACTGGAATTGCGTTGTTCATATATTCAAACAAATATGTCGCTGGATGCATTTACGCATAAAATGGGAGTGTCAGCCGCGAAAACACATGGTTTCGACTACAATAAAAGAAGATGGTATTATACTGATATAACGCCAGATGAATTGTTGTATTGTATAAATGATGTTCGCGGATTAGTGCAAGCGATGAAAATTCAGATGGAGCGTGATGGAGACGATTTATATACAATTCCGCTGACAAATACCGGTTATGTGCGGCGTGACGTGAAAAGAGCATTGAAAGAAGTTAGTTACACGCGCATACAGAAAATGCTACCGGACTATGAAACGTATAAATTGTTGCGTCAGGCATTCCGTGGCGGAAACACGCACGCAAACCGTTATTTTGCAGATGTCATGTTATACGGTGTAAAATCAGCCGATCGTTCAAGTAGCTACCCCGAGGTTGAATGCAACCACGCATTTCCAGGCACACCTTTTAAATTTGTGGACGGTGTGTCAATCAATGATCTACTTCACTGGAAAAAAGATTTAGGACGAGCGTTTCTTTGTCAGGTAAAAATGTTTCACGTGAAACTAAGAAAAGAGGAATGGGGCTGTCCATATCTGGCTAAAGCAAAATGCCGGAATATTGATCGTGGCGCTATTTATGACAATGGGCGTATTTTGGAAGCTGAATATTTAGAAACAACATTGACAGACATTGATCTAGAAATTGTGATGGAAGAGTATAGTGCGGATTATGAAATAATAACAGCATGTCACTCCCGCTACTGTATGCTACCGGAATCGCTAATTAAAACAATATGCAATTATTACGCAAGGAAAACAATATTAAAAAATAATGATAAGGAAGATTCTACAGGATATTTTTACATGAAATCAAAAAATAAATTAAATAGTGTGTACGGCATGACAGCGCAAGATCCTGTGATCGAGTCTATCATATTTCAAGATGAAGGTTTTAAAACGGACGACAGTAAGAATGAAAAAGAATTGCTGGCCGCTAGTTATCATAGGTCATTTATCCCCTATCAGTGGGGGGTTTGGTGCACAGCTTGGGCGCGATGGGAATTAGAGCAGGGATTGAAACTTGCGCATGGGAAAGACGTATATTTCATATATGCGGATACAGATTCTATTAAATATTTAGGGGATATTGATTGGACAGCATATAATACAGCAAAAATTGCTGCAAGCAAAAAATCAGGGGCGTTTGCGACTGACAAAAAAGGTGTTATGCATTATATGGGGGTTTTTGAACAGGAGAAAGAATATTGTAGGTTTAAAACATTCGGTGCGAAAAAATATGCATATACACATTGGGATGAAAACGACGAGGAAACGCCGGTGGAAATAACGATAGCTGGGGTTCCGAAAGAACAGGGTGCGTGGGAATTGCGCGCGGCGGGTGGCATTGATGCATTTAATATTCCGTTTTTGTTTCATGCAGGGAAATTAGAGTCTGTGTATAATGATGACGCGAACATGATTTATAAAAATGAAGATGGTGTAGATATCAAAATAACACGCAATGTAGCACTGCGACCAACCACTTATAATTTGGGCATTGCAAGTGATTATATGTGGGTTTTAGAAGATGCAAAAGTTTTCAGAAAAAGCATGAAGCTATTGACATATTAGCAATTCTATGTTAATATAGATATGCAACAATAAAACAAAACAAAGACAACAAACAAGAAAAGAGGAACAACTATGGAAATTATCAAAAAATCAAGCGACAAACTGACAATTAAACAGTTGTATGATCTGACAAAATCACCGGAAATCCAGAAAGTTTCAGACAATGAGGGAGCGCTGGTACAGGTTGACGCTTGGGAACTGTATAACGACACGGACAAGGATGGCAACACCAGAGAGATTTTATCCATTCTGGATAACGAAGTAGGAGCTGTTGCGACTAACAGTGCAACATTCATCCGTGATTTTATGGAAATTGCCGAGATGTGCGCGGTTTGCGGTGTAGAATTGCATCATGTTAAAATTAGTTCAGGGACGAGCAAGGCGGGCAGAAAATTTTATACATGCGTATACGTGGATTGATGTTTCGCGTGAAACATGGAAAGGGGAGGGGAGCTACGATGGCTCCCCAATTTTTTATTATGTTATATTTAGAAAACGGATATTTAAATTATAATGAAATATACAACTTGCCTGTTCCTTTTATTTTTATCGTAGGCGCGCGGGGCATCGGGAAAACATATGGTGCGGTAGATTATCTGTATGCAAACAAAATTCCATTTTTATTTTTGCGCCGGACAAAGACGCAAGCATACACACAGATTGACCCCGAGGTATCCGACATTGAAAAACCACTCAAAAAATATGACGTTGTTTTTAATGCAAACAAAGTGACAGATACAATGCAATCATTATCTATTGATGGTAATGAATATTTTGCACTGGTAACATCACTATCAACCGGTTCAAACCTGCGAGGATTTAACGGTGAAAGAGTCGAAGCAATATTTTTTGACGAGTTTATTGCGCAGCCGGAGGAAAAACCAATTCGAGAAGAAGCGAGCACGTTTTTCAATTTAGTTGAAACTATTTCACGTAATAGAGAATTGGAGGGGCGCAATCCGGTCAAGGTCATCTGCGCAGCAAATAGTTTCAATCTGGCAAATCCTATTTTTATTAAATTAGGTTTAGTGTCGATTGCAGAAAAGATGCGGGTGAAAGAATCAGAAGTCTACATTGACAAAGAACGAGGTTATTGTATCATCCAGCCCCTACACTCGCCTATTTCCGCAAAAAAAGAGGAAAGTGCCCTGTACCGGTTAGTTGGCGATGACTCCGACTTTGCCGGAATGGCACTACGAAACAAATACCTGGATGATATCAGTGACACTGTATGTAGTAAAAATCTGAAAGCATATCGGATATTAGTCACGGTAGGTGAGATATCAATCTATAAGCATAAATCGCAGGAAGAGTATTACGTCAGTCAGCATAAATCAGGAACTCCGAAGCAGGTTTACACGACAGGTAGCGCAGACAAAAAACGCTTTAACCGTGAGCAGCACTTTTTATGGATAGCATTTATGCGCCGGAATGTCTATTTTGAAAACTATTTGTGTCAGGTCTTATTTGACAACGCATTTAAACTGTGATATGTTCTATTTGTGGGCAGGCACAAAACCAGTCCCGGAAGGACGTGCAAGCGGTTGGTTGCCGCACGACTGCCCACAATGTTTCACGTGAAACATCCGGGAAGAAAGGGGATTAAATGGATGTGACGGCTATTACACAGATTGTTAGCACGCTGGGTTTTCCGATTGCGATGTGCATTTATTTATTATATCGTGATGGAAAACGCGATGAGGCGCACAAGGAAGAGATGACAAAGATGACCGAGGCGATTAATAATAATACAATTGCGCTGACGCAGTTAGCAGAAAGGATGGAAAAACATGACACAGAATGACATTTTGATTTTAGCAAAGGCAGGATTCACTGCGCAGCAGATCGCTGCGTTGAATGCGATGCAGACTCCAGCAGCTCCGGCAGCTCCGCCAGCTCCACCAGCTCCGGCAGCTCCGCCAGCTCCACCAGCTCCGCCAGCTCCGCCAGCTCCCACGCCGCTGACGTATGAGCAGTTTCAGCAGGAATTGCAGAAAATGGCATTGATGGGGGCGCAGCAGTCAGGCATTGTAGAAACGGCTGACAGTGTATTAGCATCAATTATTAATCCACCAGTAAATGCAGAGGGAGGGAAATAAATGGCGGCAAATGATTTAACAATTAATCAGATTTCTACTGTTCTTGGTGAGATCGTAGGGCAGGCAACCGGCAGCAAACCGATGGCCGTTACCGACACTTCCAGTTTTGTTACTGTGGCGCAGCTCGGCTTAAAAACCGGCTATGACGCGCTCGCCACTGCTATTTCACAGGTGCTTTCACGGACAATTTTTTCAACACGTCCATACAACCGGAAGTTCGGCGGGTTAGAGGTGTCTAATCAGAGATATGGAAACCATGTTCGGAAACTGTCACCGATTGATAAAGCGCCGGAAGATGACGAGCGCTATTCCTTGACTGAGGGTGGAGCGATCGATCATTATAAGGTATCAAAGCCTCTTGTTCAACAGACAAACTTCTATGGGGCTAACACATATCAGCGGCACTTAACTACCTACCGTGAACAGCTGGACATGTCTTTACGGTCACCGGACGAGTTCGCCAGTTTTCTGTCAATGACGCTATCGAACGTGTCCGATATGATTGAACAGGATCATGAAAACACTGCGAGAGCAACAGTTGCAAACCTTGCCGGCGGTGCCATTGATCTTGCAGGTTCAAACGTAGTTCATTGTTTGACAGAATACAATGCAATTACGGGTGGAACGTATACAGCGGAAACCGTGTTGAATCCTGATACGATTGCGGGATTCGCAAAATATTTAGTAGCACGCATTAATACGATCGCAAAAATGCTGACAGAGCGTTCAACCGTGTTCCACCAAACGATCGATGATAAAATGGTGATGCGCCATACTCCTGTCGAGCGACAGAAGGCATACATTTATACAGACTATCTGTCAAAAGTGTATGCAAATGTATTTTCGACTGTTTTTAATGAAAATTATCTGAAAATTGCAGATACCGAGGAAGTTAATTTCTGGCAGTCTATTAAAACACCGGGCACCATTAATGTAACGCCCGCATACACCAATTCAACGGGAGCCGTTGTCAAGGGAAAAGCAGTCAATAAACCGATTTTAGCTATTTTGTTTGACGAGGAAGCGGCGGGATACACTGTAGTAAATCAGTGGACACAGAACACGCCGATGAACGCAGCGGGCGGCTACTACAATACGTACTGGCATTTTACCGATCGTTACTGGAATGATTTTACAGAAAATCACGTTGTATTCGTTCTGGATTAATGTTTCATGTGAAACATGGGAGGTAGTTTTAATGGCGATTCTGGTTAAATTTTATAGATTTTCAAAAAAAGAAAATTCAACAAAACGTCCAGGCAACGCAGATAAAACATATTCTTGTGCGATCAAATCGGAATCCGGGGTTATAAATCCCCGGATTTCATTAAATATTCCTTTAACAGAAAATCCAACTATTTACAATTACGCTTTTATTGAGGAATATTGTCGGTACTACTATGTAGCAGACTGGCAATGGACAGCTGGATTGTGGACAGCAATTTTATCAATTGATTATTTGGCATCTTGGAAATATACAATTGGATCTTCTACATTCTATGTATTACGTAGTAGTGCGACATTTGACAAAACTGTGACAGACGCAATCTACCCAGCATCAACTACAGTAGAAGTCAACACGGTATGGAAACAATTTGACGATTGGTCAGAACTGCCGACGCTGGGACGCGGTACATATATTGTCGGATTGATTAATGACTCGTCATCTGACTGGGGAACAATTGCATACTATGCACTCTCCCCGTCACAAATGTCCTCGATTCGTCAATTCATGCTGGCAGGTGCAACGGACTGGAGTACGATTGGTAGTGATCTGGATGCATCGTTGTTGAAATCATTTGTTGATCCGTTTTCATATGTCGTATCGTGCAAATGGTTCCCTATCACTATTTCAGGCGGTCAAGAAGAAAATGTAAAATTCGGTTTTTGGGACAGCGGAGTTAAGGCAAGAAAACTGTCATCATTAATGAATCGAAAAGAGTTTACACTTGCTCGTCCTGACATTCCCGGAATTACGCGCGGGGAGTGGGTCGGGAAAAGTCCTTTTACTTCATATCATGTGCAATGCATCCCATGGGGCGTCATACCCATTGATTCTACAGATATTAGCGAAGATGGCGTTGTGGTTATTCGTTTGATAGATTATGTCACAGGACTCGGAACCTTGGCAATTTACAAACGGATTGCTGGACAGGGTGAAACACAATATAACGAACAAGGGGGATTGCTTAACATTGTGGAAACACAGGTGGGCGTTGATGTTCGGCTGTCACAGCTGTCCTATGATATAACAGTTCCTACATCATTAACAGAATTGGTTGGTGGACTAGCATCAACGGCATTTTCCAGCGCATACGCGGCGGCGGATTCTGCGATCGGAAAAAACGCCGGAATTGCAAGCGGAATAAGCGCAGCGAATAGCAGCGGAAAACAGGTCGGTGAACAGGGCGGCTATGCACAGAACAGTCTGGCAGGAACAATTGCATTAATCGCAAAAACATTCATACCGGTCGCAGACGATAATGCTGAACAGGGGAAACCGCTCTGCGCTAATCGTAAAATTTCAGACATTCCCGGTTTCGTAAAGGTGCAACACGGTGATGTGCAAATAACGGGGACGATGACGGAAAAAGTCGCCGTGAAAAATTATCTGGAAGAGGGTTTTTTCTATGAATGAATTTTTGAAAGTGCCGGAAAATCTGGTGGCAGCGATCGAGGTGATGAATGGGGTTCACGGAGTTGGTGAACAGCGTAAAGCATCGCTGGAACGCGAAGGATATGACGCGAAAAAAGTACAGGAAATTGTGAATTTTTTGGTGACGGTGTGGGAGGTGTAGCAATGCCTGGCTGGATATATCGCATCGGCGGCACCGGAACAACGTTGTCACAGGATGAACAGGACAATAACATTTTATGTATCTATGATGCATTGAACCGCTATGGATGGTCAAAAGTTGCAATAGCAGGAGCGTGCGGCTGTTTTCAACAGGAATCGTCCTACAATCCCGGTATTTACGAAACGTTGCATAGCGGGAATCTGAACAACCTGCCCTATTTTCCCGGCGGTATGGGGCTGGCACAATGGACAGACTATCCCGCATATACGGCACAATATCCAAACCCGTTGCCGTGGTCGGCAGAGAAGGAAAACAAAAATTGGTATGACGGTGATTTTCAGTGCTGGTTACTGACAAAGGCAAATGATGCAGAATATACGTCTATGGGGTATGGACAGGGCCCTCGGTGGGGCTGGCAAACGTCTAACAGTTACCCGTCCATTTCGTTCAATGACTATATTCATTTTAATGGCACTGTTGAGGACGCTGTGAAGTATTGGTTTTATTGTCTAGAATGGCACGCGGCGGGAATCCCGGAATGGGTGGATTATGACGAACGTGTGCGTCAGGGAAAACACGCGCTGGAAATCATGGGCGGATATACACCGGGCATAGATGCAAAAAAATTAATCACGATTTTGGCAAAAAAGAGAGGTGAAAAAATTGGACGGATACGGCGCACCATTTTATTATGATTATCAGAATGCTGCTACATCAATGGTCAGTCCTAACACAGTACATTGCAAAAATACAGGACTAGCAAATTATTTTGCTAGATATCTATTGCAAAAAGCAATGTCAGTTTTCGAATTCCATTTTCCGGACACATGGTCAGAAAATTATTTGCTGTATGTGTTATATTGTTGGGGAAGATTCGCAATTTTTAATACGGATCGGTTTGGTGTCATAGCGCTGGATTGCGGGCTGACAGGATACAGTCTGTTTTATCAGCCAACACACGCTGTTATTACTAACCCGCTAATCAGAAGCACACTGACCCCAAAAATTGACAGTCAATGCGTAGTTGTGAAATTGCAACCGAATTATTGCGGAATAATGGACATTATATCCTATTATGCGGATTTAATGGCTCTGTGTGCCGAAGCTATAGGAATGAATCTGGTTAATAGCAAACTGTCATACGTGTTTGCAGCGGATAATAAACAGTCTGCTGAATCCTACAAAAAAGCGTGCGACAAAATCTATGGTGGTGATCCATCCGTTTTCATGGACAGCAAGCTTTTTGACTCTGATGGAAAAGCTAAGTGGCAAATGTTTAACCAGAACGTAGGGCAGAATTATATCGCGGATAGGGTTCTTGCAGATATGCGCAAAATCGAACAAATGTTTGCAACTGATATTGGAATCCCAAATGCCAACACGGACAAAAAGGAACGCCTGATTATAGACGAAGTAAACAGCAACAATTTTGAAACGCAATCACGTTGCGACATGTGGCTGATGTCCATGAAAAAAGAGTTTGAAAAAGCTAACAACATGTTCGGATTGAATTTGTCAGTGGACTGGCGAAATATCGAAAGGGGGGCTACAATTGGTACAGGCAACGTTGTCGATCATGGGGCTGTATAATTATGATAGTTCAGTTTTGGACGGATTAATACAGAATTTACCAACCGCCGCTAAAATTCCGGTGGATGAGGTTCACGTAGTAGGTCGTGATTTAAATGTAGACGCGCTAGTTACTGAATTATTAGCGCAAACCGGTGAGCTGGAATTTATATATCCGAATCCTGATGCTGCCGGAAAAATTATCACCGCTTGGGCGTTGTTGAACGCGGAGCGGTGGCAAAGATTGTACAATACAATGTGGTTTGCATACAACCCTATCTGGAACAAGGATGGAACCACAACGCGGACAGAAACTGAAAAGCGCGATTTATCTATAACTGATAAAGGGTCAGTGGGCAACATCGGCACAATAACTGAAACGCGTGATTTACAATTAACCAACACCCCGTCCTTAACCACAACTGAAACAGAAAAGGTTGCAGGCTATAATAGTAACGATCTTGTAAACAGCAATCAGAAATTAACTGAAACAGGCGGCAAAAATAGTCAATCAGATACAGGAACAGTCGAAAACAGCACTGATACCACTAGTGAAATCGCAAATACAAAAACTGATAAAGGATCAATAACACGGATATATAGCGACAGGGAAACTGGAAATATCGGTGTGACAGAAACACAAACCATGATACTTGACGAACGTGAAGTTGTTAATTTTAATATGTCACAAATTATTATTAATGATTTCGTTTCTAGATTTTGCATATTGGTATATTAACAGGAGGAGTTCTATGTTTGAAAAATTTCCATACACAAATTTTCACGAATTAAATCTTGACTGGATAATTGAAAAAATTAAAAAATTGGGAGAACGAGTTGATAAATTTGAAAGTGGCGAACAGCGTGACGACTATGCGAAAAATTGGCTGTACGGGAAAAAAATTGTAGTGTACGGGGACAGTACCGCGGCTATCCCTAATAGTTACTGGCGGGTTCTTGCAGAAAAATATCCTTGGTTAGATATTACTAACCGAGCAATCGGTGGAACGCAGATGACCTATTCCGGGGATGGAAAAAGCGCCGTGGAACTTCTTGCGAAAGCATCTGACCTCCATACATTTGACTTGTTATTCCTGTGTTATGGAACTAACGATTGGGCTACGTCAAAATACCCTTACGGCGCTGCTAATACAACTTTCTCTGGCGCTCTGGTGTCTGCGTTAAAATCTATTTATAATGCGAAAAAAACAATAGATGTCTGCGCTATTCTGCCATTTTACAGCACAATGGAAAATGACATTCCACAAAAAAACAGACCGGGCTATACCCTCGCTGAATATACTACAATTTGCAATTCGATTTACGCATCACACGGAATTAAATGCATTAATTTTTCTCCGATCTGCTCCGAAAATGCGTTCAACTATGAATCTCTGACGGATGCGGAAGTAACAGTTACACACGTACATGAAAACCGATTTTTCGCTGAGAGACTTGCAGAATATGTATTAAACGCCAATTTTACCCAGACGCAGGAATTTTATTATCACGGAAATAATGCGTTCACCAGCCTGTTATTCCCAACAAATATTGCCAGTATTGACGATTTAAAAGCTACTCCTCTGAACTACGTCGGGACAAACAGTTTCAAATTTGCCGCTGGCAGTCATATCAGTAACCACACGTTCACGGCAAACCCAGAACAGAACATTAATTTTTACGGCTACGCAAGCGCTCCCTTCACGATTAAATTACACAATAGCGAAAACAACAAAGAAATATTGTCACAGGATTTCCGAGTAGGACATTTCAATACAACGTTCAATATTGATGTTAATTTCTATAAAATAGAAATTATCACAACAACAACTTTAATCCTTGCAGGCGTTCATTATGAAATATCTAACCTAGTAAATGATAATTTTATTGGCAGCTTTGGTTTTCCGGCAAATATAAAAAATGCCGCCAACTGTACCAAGATAACAAACGGGCGATTGCCGCGAATCACTATACATGAAAATGTTGCCAGCATTTTGTACGGCGGTTTTACTGCTAGTGAAGATATAGCGGCGTATACCGTATTTGCAAACCTGCCTATAAGCATAACGGAAACAGTCGTGATACCAGCATCCATAAACCTGTCACGAGTTGTTTTAATATTCATATATCAGGGCGGTGGCATAGTCTGCAATGAGCAGATCAATAGCGGCTCCAGCATTTACTTACTGCCTTGCATGTTTGAATTATTATAATTCACCATATTGTCAGACAATTCTTGTCCGTGTCCAGTGCACAAAAAGGATCTTTCGTGTTCGCTGGATGCGGACATCTTTTTCTGCCTGTGTCCGTGTGGGAAAAACAAATGTCCGCGTGGTACGTACAGATTATCCCAGATCGGAAG